TTACAATTGTTACAATATAATCACTTTTTATTGCAGTTTGTACGAATAGGGATTGACATAGGGGGTAAAATGTGTAAAACTGCGTAGCAGTAGCAGCCCTAAGTTAAACATTATAGTTAAAACAAAAGAAATATGAACCTAAGATAGTTAAACATAGAGTTAAACTAACAAATATTAGACAAATATGTATTTAACCCTTGACATGTAACTACTTATATGTTACTATCCTCTAAGTAACTACATAACGTATAACTATAAAGTTACTACTATAGCGTATTACGGAGAATATTTGTACATATATAGTTAGTGTTGTCTCTTCCATCATGTGTCTCCCCTCCTACACTCCCTACATTTGTACATTTATCTCTGTAATACGTCTTTTACATGAAATAACTCTTGACAATGCGTAAAAAACCAGTACAACTATATGCAAGTGAAACCGTAATAGAAGACTTTTACGAAGCTATAGCTGATAACAACCCTCGTGCTTTACATAAAGTTCATATACCTAAGTCGGATGTGTTCTATGTACGTGAAGCCATATATCAGCGTACTGGTGAGCACTACACGTTAGACCACGTTGAACGTGCGATGTACTTAGAGGGACACTTACAGGCACATGAAGTGCTTGACCCTGAGAGAAAACGAGAGTATGGTGAATAATGGCTACAACTAAAGATGTAGAGCGGTTGCCTAGCGGGAAGTTAAAGTACCGTGGTGAAACTTATCCTGGTTACAACAAACCGAAGCGACTATCGGGTGAAGCTAAGAAGTCAGCCGTGTTAGCTAAGAAGGGTGATCAGGTAAAGGTTGTACGCTTTGGTGATCCTGACATGCCTATCCGTAAAGATAACCCAGGCGCACGTAAGAACTTCAGAGCTAGACATAATTGTGACACAGCGAAGGACAAGTTCACTGCACGTTACTGGTCATGTAAGGCTTGGTAGTGGGTATGGCTGATCTTAAACTTCCTGTAGCACTTGTAGTAGCAATGGCAGTACAACTTGTAGCTGCTGTGTGGTGGGTATCCAAACAGGCTCACACTATTGAGGTACTACAGCAAGACGTTGTAGATATGAAGACTTACATGAACTCTATGGATATAGACTTAGAGGCTTTGATAGAGTTCGCTACGTTTACAGAGAATAAGTGGGCTGAAGAGTACAGCAATGATTTGACTTACGAGAGATCCTTTGGTACTAAGGAACCTGTGATTGAAATCGACTAGCACTAAGAAGCTACCTAAACGTAAACGTCCAATACAGAAACTGAAGAAGAAACGCTATCTTCAGAAGAAACAACAAAAGAGCAACCATTGACTTTAATATCTCACTTTCCTTTACCTAACTTTCCTTTTCAGACGCATGAGAACATAGTCTTTGAGAAGGCTGACAAAGATAGGTCTAGTAGGAACAATGAAGAGTATAAGCCAGAGCAGCCTAACTTAGTCACACCTGATACACCAGTAGAGGACTTGAAGTTAGTCAATCAGATGTACGCCTATAATCCTGACCCTAATAAGCTGCGTAAGCCTGACGGTCAGATAGTTAACTTTATTATAGCTTAACTCATATGTCGTACTTAACAAGTAGCATACCGTATTTCAAAGCGTGGGTACGCCGTGAATACACGAAGAACTTAGAGGATTATCATGGAGAGTTTCTGCACTGTATGGTCATCGGTGTTACTACAATGCCCAACAGAACACTCAGCTTTCAAGTCATCTTCACAGGCTGCGAGTCAGACTTCACAGAAGACGAAGAAAACGTCCACGGTGGAGCGATGTGGGCTAGGATGCCGCTCACTGCGTTGGTTGCGGATACACCTTTGGCTGAGTGGCCTGACGAGTTACCCCCGTACTTAGCTCAGCCGTGGGACTGTATGTCTCACACACATAGTGTATATAAGTTAGAACGTGCAAGCCCAGCGCCGTGGATAGCTAAGGTAGACGGAGAGTTCTACCCAGCTAAGTACTACTTCACAGTAGACTACACGGATAACGAGGTAGCTGACGATCCAGCACAGCATAAACAGAGTCACGTATTAGAATTACTTGATGCGGGTCCATATACAGGTAACATCGTTGCGTTACCCAATAATAGAGTGAGAGTAACTCACCCAGCGTGGTTTGAGACAGGCGAGGAAGAGTAACATGATGATGGGAAAGAAAAAGAAGGGTTACGCTGCAGGTGGAGCATTAAAGAAACCTAGTGCTTCAGAGAAGGGTGTAAAGAAGTTACCCAAGACTGTACGTAACAAGATGGGCTACATGAAAGACGGTGGCAAAGTTAAGAAAAAAGGTTACGCTATGGGTGGCATGACTGGTTCGTACAACCCTACTCAGGCTGATATGCAGCGTCAACAGAATATGATGCAAGGTCAGCAACCTAAGCCAGCTATGAAGAATGGCGGCATGATGAAGAAGAAAAAAGGTTACGCTAAGGGCGGTAAGGTAATGACGTACAACTTAGGTGGTATGGTAAAATCACAAACTGATAACCGTAAAAACAAGAAGTAACACTAGATGCCTGTACTTAATAATGGATCTAAGTTTGTAACACACGCTACTGCTCTGACAGGTACATCTGACACGGATTGTTACGTTGTACCTGATCACTTTTCATCACACCTAGAGCACTTGATGATTACGAACAGTGATTCTAGTAATAGAAACTACACTATTAAGTACTACGAGAAGGCAGCGAATACTACGTTTACTTTGTTTACAGCACATGCAGTTTCAGGTAAAGGTGCTGAATCTGTGTTTACTGTAGACAAACCTTTGTTCTTACACGCTGAAGACAAGATAATTGTAGCAGCGGGTACAGCAGATACGCTTACCGTTATTGTAGCTGCAGAGGAGTTCTTTGATCCTAATCGCTAATTGCATAACGGGATTGCAAACTTGTCTGTAGTACGCTAACATAAAATATGATATAACTATCTCCACGCACATAAGCAAAAGGAGATAGTGCAATGTTTAAACGTATATTAAAGCGGTTCCAAGAGAACCAACAACGCAGAGCAGACTATTGGATACTCATGAATTTGAGTGACAAAGAACTGCACGATATGGGGATCAGTCGTGGCGAAGTCAGGCAAAAAGTCTACGGTTAATGCAGCGGGTAATTATACTAAGCCTACTATGCGTAAGCGCTTGGTTGCTTCCATCAAAGCTGGTGGGAAAGGTGGAAAGCCCGGACAATGGAGCGCCAGGAAAGCCCAAATGGTTGCTAAGCAGTACAAAGCTAAGGGCGGGGGTTATAAGTAATGGCCCTCGCTAAATCACAGAAAAGTCTAAAGTCATGGACGAAACAGAAGTGGCGCACTAAGAGTGGCAAGCCTAGTGCTAAAACTGGTGAGCGGTATCTACCTGATAAGGCTATTAAGTCTCTTAGCGATAGTGAGTATGCCGCTACAACCAGAGCTAAACGAAAAGGCACTAAGGCAGGTAAGCAGCATGTGGCTCAGCCTAAGAAGATCGCAGCCAAAACCAAAGCCCACAGGAAGATAAAATGAAACGAAACCTTACGGAAAAACAAAGTAAGTTCTTAGAGGTTCTCTTTGAAGAGGCACATGGGGATGTTGTACTCGCCAAGAAGCTTGCAGGTTATAACCCTGAGTCATCTACTACATCTATTGTGGAGTCATTGAAAGATGAAATATTTGACGCAACTAAATCATACATGTCAAGAGTTGGCCCTAAGGCTGCAGTTGCATACGCCAGTGCTTTGGACAATCCTACCCAGCTAGGCGTTAAGGAACGCATGGTAGCTGCAGGTCAGATCTTAGATCGTGCAGGTATTGTTAAAACTGAGAAGGTAGCAGTAGAGTCAAGCGGTGGTTTGTTTATATTACCGCCCAAGAATGCAGATGCTTCTGAGGCTACGTAAAGAGCGCCCACTCCAAAGTGAGTACTGGATGTTACCCAAAGTACCTTTTAAGGTAAAGCTTTGGCAACGCATACCACGTACTAGCAACTATGTACCCTTCGGCTATGAGGTGGACCCTGAAGATGAGGAAT